CTAAATATCAACTACATACATAGTGTCTATAGTGAACTAAGTCTGTATGCCAACTCAACCCTAGCTGACTAGTTTAGGACGTTATTTAGGAGGGACATTTGCTATTACAACGCCTAGGAACTACCGACATAATAACGAAAAGGGTAATTCCTCCAGAAATAATAATGAAAACAAAAGAGGAAAACATTTTTATTTATTTTTGGGTTTTTATATTTTTTAAATTCGCTCACGGGATAAGGAAAAAAGAAAGCACTTCACTACCTTCAAGATTTAGAAGAAAAACTTATCCCTACACAACACCTGTGGAGCTGGTCTTATGACAAAACTTGTAAACTGTCACATTACCTTGTGCTAAGTAACTTCGATAGTCCTTCTCATGTACCCCTACATGATTAGGTTTTGGGTTTAAATAGCACAAGTGTTCTATCATTTACGAGAAAATCCATCAAAAGACCATAAGTTATAAAAATAATGATGACAATGTGCTAACTTACAGCACAAATTAGAATAAAAGAACATTTAGAAAAGAACTAAGTTGGAGTTAGACCCAGGAGAAGACCAAACTGAAATTAACACACCTTGCACGGTTGTGATAGTTAAGGAACTAAATTGAATAGTAACCTGGTTAACATTATTGTTAACCTGAAAGGAAGCAACACCACCTGCACGAGATGATGTATTGGTTGACATAATACCAAATTGATTATAACTAATAGGACCTGCAAAGGCTCCACCAGTTATATTTGTCCATTGAGGATTGTAGGTATTACCAACACCAGCAACCATTACTGCAATTTTGTACCATTGATTGGGATTCAAACCTGTTATTGTTAAGTAGTTGGTATCACCAGTAGCAGGATTAGCAGTACTGTTGGAGGGATACATGTTAAGAGCACCACCAGAAGAAATACGATAACCAACACCACCATTAACAACTCCACCAGTTGCAACTGTTTGAGTATTATTAAGAATACCACTAAACATAGTTACAGTATTAGATGCTAATGATATTAAATCACATGATGTATTAATAGGATTTGATTGAGGATTGATTAACTCTACAGTATATTCAACCCACACCTTACCAATAGGCGCAGATCCTGAATTAACATCAACGGAAGCCATAATAAGATTTCCGACATCATATGTTTTAACATCAGTACCAGTAGGAACGGCTCCTTGTCGCACATAACGAGACAAGAAACTTCTATCCTTATTCGCTACAAAAGTGAACAATGACCAAACACTACCAGACACAACACCTGTATATGATGAGACTTGTTGTTCTGATGACGGAATAGTATCCGAAGCATCATAATCAATTGCCAAGTAAACATCACCAGTAGTTGTTGTAGTGGTTCTTGTTATGTAGTGAAACTGTAACTTATGAAAACGGTACTGCTCAAAATTGTTAGCAACACCTGCTAACCAAGGAAACATAGCAGACAACCCCGGGTTGATTGAAGCTGATTGTGAGTAAAAAACACTATTACTAGAACTAGAAAGTAAATTAAAAGCTAATTCACGATGAGTAATAAAACAACCACCTTTTGCATTATATCTAATGCGCGGTGTACCCGCTTCTACAACACTGCCAAAAGCAGTTGGAGCACGAGCAACCTTCATCATCATACCAGAAGCATGAGGAGCATGCTTACGCTTGGTTATAGTTTTAGGTTTAGATTTAACTTTAGGTTTAGGCTTAGGACCTTTTTGAACATTCTTTTTACGACCAGACATTTTAGAATTAAAGAAAGAGGAGAAATTATAGAGGGGGCAATAATTTATTTTTATGCAGTGCAGTGTACTTACATGCATCACTGCATATTACTAAAATAGGATCTTATAGCGGTAATCACCACACACCTTCCACTCAAAGCCACCATATAACGCTTCAATATACTCATCACTCTTCCATAGAGCTTTAATTTCGGCAATAGTTATATCAACACCCGATAAACTAATACTACCTACTAAGTCGTCTTTATAATACTTGAGTATAAACTCAATATATTGCTTTAACACAGCACGACACTCTAAATTCCCAAAAGATTCTAATCGTAACGCATTCGCACGAAGCAAATGGAATCTAACATCATCAACACTAGCCCCATAACATAATGAAGACAAAACACGACCCGTATCTGGCACAGGAAGCCAAATACCACAACCGTCATCAAAGCGAAAACCCTGTGATAGAAAACACACTTTCTCAACAGGGCGAGAAGCCTCACAAGGCGTCTTCGTTGTAACACCAATTGATGACCATATTGGACTAATGGTCGTAGGATTAAACCAGGAGACTACTTCATCACTAACTGTGAAAGTATTGTCATCACCGTTCAATGCAGCTTCAACTTGCCGCATAAAATCCATATACAAGGGTTGTCTATTATTAACTCGACACAACAAAATCCAAGCATAAGCAAAAAGCCTGAACAAAATCATTGTGTTATCCACTATAGTATTTGAACTACCAGATGGATTCCCTGTATGTTTTTGCACAAGTTCACCCGTCTCTAAAACCACCACACTGTGTACTATTGACTCATACACAGCATGTAGTCGACTTAGGTTAGCTTGTGTCTGATCCTCACCACGCAAATAAGACCAGCGAATATCTCTTTGACCGAACATGGCTTTAGCAAATAAAGATGAATCATATTCACTTTCATCCAGCTCAAAAGCATTAGGATGACGATTCAACCTATGATAAAGCCTATCCCAACCTTGGAGATATTTGGTGGCACCAACAAAAGACCAACATGCTTCATGCATGGAGTAGAACTTATTATTCATGTCTAAACACAACCGATTGGTTGCACATGAATGCTCAACAGGAGCAGCAGTAAAAGTTCTAATTTTATTCTCCATGACCTTTTCCAAAGGTCGCATTTCAATTTTTTGTGAGCACGTCCAAATAGGAATGATTCGATCCACATTCTCACCAGCAATAACATCCCAGTAATCACTAAGAATTTGTTTAGAGGGTGAGACAACAAATGCGGATTTTTTTGCAAACTGCAAACTCGCAGGATAACCACATGACGTAGTCATATCCATTTGAGAAAGAACCACATCCTCATCAAGGACAGCAGACCCAGACATCTCAAAGAAATGTTTTTTAGTCCACTCACCAGCCAGCAACCAAGCACCTTCATCTAACCCCATGGGTTGAGATTTATCATACTTGGAAACTGACTTAAAAGAGGCATCAAGATTAGAAAAGATCTTACGATAAGCAGTAGGAAGCTTGATATTCTTCTTTCTGCAAAACGCAACATAAGATCGATTCGTTATTTCTACAGCACGCTGCTTAGAAAAGCGATGAACAGTACCCAAAAAATCAATATTACCTTTTGTTATATACTTACGATAATACTTAGATTTAGGTAAAACATGCCCATCGAGATCGCCCCGTTCACCACGACTTCTAAAGATGTTTTTGGAGTAGTACTTAGCATACCACTTTGCCCAAACATCAAAGTCGGGAACGGGGCAATCTAGAAAGACGAGGCGCTCCCCGTCGCTAATTCCGCCATACGAGCAGTGATTGGAATAAAACCAGTATCAAAGCTCGTGGTAAAGTTATGAAAACCTACAACCTTACCATCGACATTTAGGACAGGGGCACCACAACAACCATCAACAGATGATACATTGTAATACGCTTTCTCTTGACCAGCCGTATCAATAACAGACTTAACCTTTCCAGCATCATCACGAATTTTACGGATTTTACAATCATCCACACTATCGTACGCCATAAGACGCACCTTTTCACCAACTTTCGGTTTTGCAGCACGGAGATATTTTGCATTAGGAAAGGCTTTATTAACAAACTTAGACGGCAAAAACATAGTATCATTACCAATCTCAACAAAGTCTGCAACATTAAAGTCTTTTGACACCTCACCAACTGTTATGGTGACTGTTTTTGAAGTAGTACCTTTAAACAAATGTTTAGCTACTTCAATACCTTGCCACAAAAAAGTGACATTCATCGAAAACTGTTCAATTGTTGCATAACCAATTGAATCTGGCGCAGAGGCTGTATTAAAACGTGGTCCATTAACCAAAGACTCTTGTTTAACACCCTTTTTATCCTGTGCCTTCTTCTTTTTAGCAACAGCTTTATCAGCACGACTAGGCTTATGGTAATTACCACAATCACCATTACAATTAGAAACATTGCAGAGAGGCAACTTCTTCTTTTTTTGTCGAGGGAGCTTTTCTTTCACCACTAGAACCTTCTAGTTTACGCAAATCAGCTACATCTACATCGACCGGACGATAGGTCACACCTTTTCGAGCAGCACGTCTTCCAACGTGTCGCACTAAATTACCTTCATCATCCACAGAAATTCCTTGCTCATCAGCATCCAGTTCCTCATCAGAACTACTAGAGGCTATATAGGTTTTCTTTTCAAAGACTATATATGATTTACCTTTGTTCTTTTTCTTCCCTTCACGAACCCAAAAAGAACCTTTTTTGGCAATAACCACAGTATCCTCCTTAGATTTATTAAGATATCGTGCTAAAACTAATAAAGCACCATATAACATTAACAAAACTACAGGAATCAACCATGGCTTATCATGCATGATCTGTTCTAAATCACGCAAACTACCTCGAGTATTACGATCACTAGCTAAGGTTTCAACACCTTCTAACGCCTTGTGTCGTTTTCCAGAATCTACTGGCCAAGCTATAGGAACTTTAACTGAAGCTCCCAAGCCTTTACGGTCTGTTTGACCGGATGCTTGCAATGCATCAATTTTTCCTTGTTGGTTACTAACAAGATCTGACGAAGGTGGTTTCATGAAACTCAAATGGCTCAAAATACTAGCTGAATTAGCAACTGGTTTAACACTAGTTGAATTTGCAACTGGTTTCGCACCACAAATAGCACCACAACAACCTTCCTTCTTACATTCCTTACATGGTGGAAGGTGAACTTTAGGATCCATTTTCTTCTCCTCATTCACTTCCTCATCCGACTCATGTTTAACATTCTCCACTGCATTTGAACGAACCAAAGGTGGATATAGAGAGGCATCCTGAACATTATCAGATGATGCTCGTAAATCTATACCAGAAGTAAAAGTGTAAGAGCTACCAAACACTTGCTTTTTCTCTTCAACACGATCACCTAATTCGTCAACAGCATCAACAATTTTGTCAACACTAACTGCAGGAACAAATGGCACCTCCTTATTATCAAAGAGGCGCGTTAGCACCTGTAACCCACCACACGTTGTACGAACAGCAGAACAAACCCACTTCAAACTGCCATATACTTTCAACGCAGCCTGTGGACCTTTACCAACAAGCAAAGGAACTATTCCCACTAATGCAGCCATATCAAAAAGTTTTAAAACTTCACTTTCAGATAACTTTTCCTTCTTCTCTTTACTTGCAAAACGCAAGTAAATGTTACGGCAAATAGCATAAACTGCAACTAGAATAGCACCAATAGTGTAACCATCAACAACAAAGCCTACTGAATTAGATACATTGCATGCAACATCAGAAACTTTCTCTATGTTTTTTGCAGCATGTACAGCACTTACAGCAACAGCATCAGCTGAACTCTCAAGAACAGCTTCCAAACGCTTAAAACGACGATTAACACCATCCACCACACTTTTTAAACAAAAACATCCATAAACACATAATATAACTAAACAGTTAAGAGCGCACAAATATAGGACGTCAGAGAGCATGACGGCAAAATTAGAACTGGTCTAGG